GCAGCGATCAAGGTGCTTCTTAGCATTATACGTAGGGATAATATAACTAACAAAAGGAAGAGGTGCGGCCTGATATTTTCTAGAATTGAAAAAACCTAAAATGTTTTTTGATTCATATGTAAGTTTGTAGTGTCCGTCTTTCGTCAATTGTGAGACAAGTTCATTTCTTCCATTTGATGTTGCAGCCCATGCTTGGAACTTGGTTTGGATCAATGGGTTTTCCGGAAAGTAAATTATCAAGCGCGCCTCTTAAATCCTTGCCCGTCACCGGGATACCTGATTCTGGGCGAGAATCGTCCATGCGACCACGATAAACACATTTCAAATTTTTATCAAAAACATAAAAATCATTATATGGGGTATAGGGACGTTGAATATCAGAAATCTATACAACCATTTTGGAAGTTTATAAGAAGAAATTATTTAAGAAATTTATTTGAAAATGTTATTTATTGTAAAATAAGAGGTTATTTTTTTCTTGAAAGGATTTTGGTAGAATATTTAAAGGAAATGAAATATGGCAACAATAAAACATAAAACAGCATTTCGTGAAGTACTAAAGGGTACTACGCTTACAAAAGCGATGAAAATTGCTAATTATGCTCCATCAACAGTCAAAACAACTGGTAAACTCACACGGACAAAAGGGTGGAAAGAATTGATTGAAAAAGAACTTCCCGATGGACTTTTGGCTGAACGCCATCGGGAGCTTTTGAATAAAAGAGAAGTTAATTTAATTAGAAAGAAGGGTGATACTGGTGAAGAGATTTTTGAAGTATTAAATCAACCGGAAACACAAGCTACAAGTAAGGCACTTGATATGGCTTACAAAATTAAAAGCCGTTATCCAAAAGAACAAGGAGATACAAATGTAAATGTGCTTCTTCAGGTTACTGGAATGAAGATAATCAAAGATGGAGATAGAGTTTCACAGCAAAAATGATAAGCAGATTCTCGCTTCAAGTTTTTGGATCGATAACACTACCGAAGAGATTTTATATGGCGGAGCGAAAGGAGGAGGGAAAAGCTATCTAGGATGTTCTTTGATATTTGGGGACGCGCTTATCTATCCCGAAACCAATTATTTTATCGCTCGGAAAGAACTAAACGATATTCGTAGATTCACGATTCCTTCGATTCAAGAACGATTCAAACATTGGGAGTTGGATATGATCAAATACGCCGCGTTTAATGGACAGGATAACTGCTATACGCTCTATAATAAATCAAAAGTATTTCTTATAGCTTGCAAGGAAGAGCCGTCGGATCCACTCTTTGAGAGGTTTGGTTCGATGCAGATGACACGAGGATGGATTGAGGAAGGTGGTGAGGTACCTGAGAACGCCAAAGCTAACTTATGGCTTTCTATAGGTCGATGGAAGAATGAAGAGTACGGTCTTAAAAAGAAACTTTTAATTACGGCCAATCCAAAGAAGGGCTGGATGAAGTGGGATTTTGTAGACCCATTCAATAAAGGAATCCTAAACTATAAAAAACAGTATATCCAAGCATTTGCAACGGATAATGTTTATTTGCCGATAGATTATCTTGAATCCCTTAAAAGTGAAAAGAATAAAGTACGACATCAGCGTCTTTGGGAAGGAAAATGGGATTACGATGAGGAAAAGGATTTATTGATAAATGAAGACGCGCTTGGAGACGCTTTTACAAACACAATAGTAAAAGACGGCGAAAAGTATCTGGTTATTGACGTAGCGCGACAAGGCAAGGATTCAACGGTATTCTCGTTCTGGAGTGGGTTAGAACTTTATCGCGTAGAAGAACGCCAGAAGCAAGGACTCGAACAGACCGAGCAACAAGCAAAGGATTTCGCCGCGTCAGATAGAATTCCTTATTCGCATATTCTTGTAGACGAAGACGGAATCGGAGGAGGAGTAGTAGACCATCTTATAGGTGTCAAAGGGTTTACCGCTAACTCGTCTCCTTTACCTACTTCTACACAGATTCGTGAGAAGTTTGAGAAGATTCATAATTTTCTTATTTCAAAACCTATCTATGCGAATCTCAAAGCTCAATGCGCTTGGAAGCTCGCAGAACTCATCAATGAGCATAAAATAGCGTTCAAAATTCCAGATTACCGTGATAGAATTATAGAGGAGCTTACATCTTTATTACGAGATAAGAACGTAGACGGAGACGGGAAAAAACAGTTACGTCCCAAAGAAGAAGTAAAAGAAGAGCTTACCCATTCGCCGGATTTAGGTGATACGCTTATTATGCGAGTATGGTTTGAGCTTAAAAAAGAAGCATTGAGTGAAGACCCGATAGCTGAAAAAGAAATAAATATGAGAATAGACCAGAAACTTACCATTAACAAATCGAGAATGGGACTAAATTCAATGAAATAATGTTATGCACAGTTTATTATTTTGATTAGTATGGTATAATTAGAATCCTATCTAGGACGGGATAGACGGGCAAAATAATGATAGGTGAACTTGTCCGTAAAATTGAATCAGACTATGTGCGCGGAACTACAAAGCTCGGTGATTATGTCAGTTTCTCGATGTACGACACAATCGAGAAGATTAACGCATACTTAAATTCTAAATTCACTTCGGGACAGACGGATTCTCTTGGCCGTGAGAAGCCGTTTTTTAATATAGTCGTAGCCGCTTCAAATATCTGGTACAGGGCTACGGATATAGACCGCTCGAATATCAAGATTAAGCCCACGAAATCTAAGGATTCAATAGACGCTCTTATGGCTACCGCCCACTTGCAAGAGTGGATGAGACGGGAGAATTTTGGGGCGTTCTTGAATGAGTGGGGACGAGTATTAGCTCGGTATGGCTCTGCGATAATCAAAGTGGTAGAGAATAGTTCTGGACTTCATTTAATGGTTCCCCCGTGGAATCGAATTATCGTAGACCCGGTGGATTTTGACGCTAATCCTAAAATAGAGATTCTTGACCTCACAGAAGGTCAGTTGAGAAAGAACGATGCTTACGACCAAAAAGTAGTTGGTAAACTTTGCGCGTCAGC